GAACAGCGCAGACAGGCCATTCGTTCTGCTTTCTTCGTAGATCAACTGCTGACAGGCGGTGCGCCTAATATGACAGCTACAGAGGTGGTGCAGCGTCAAGAGGAGCGTATGCGCGTTATAGGGCCAGTATTAGGGCGTTTAATGAATGAGATGCTACGTCCTTTGATTGACCGCACATTTGCTTTGATGTTGCGTGCAGATATGCTTGCACCGCCACCAGAAATTTTGCAAGGGGTCGATGTGGATATTGAATATGTATCACCGCTTGCACGCGCACAGAAGTCTAGCAGTCTTAATAGCACAATGAAGGCTTTGGAAATCCTGTTACCATTGGCTCAAGCATTGCCTGTAGCAGACCATATTGATGCAGACGGCCTTGTTAATCACATCATGGACAGCCTTGGTGTTCCTAAGAAAGTTGTGAAGTCTCAGTCTGAAGTTGATTCAGCGCGGCAAGAACAAGCTGCACAACAGCAAGCAATGATGGAGAGGCAAGAAGCAAGTCAGGATGTTCAAGACGTTGCTCAAATTGCACAAGCATCACGGATGGTATCTAAATGAGTGAGCAGATTGCCCAGCTTAGAACTATGTATGCAGATGTATTTACAGGCACTGCTGGACAAAAAGTGCTTAGTGATCTTGAGGCACGTTGTAACTGGCGTGCTTCAAGCTATGTGGCTGGCGATGCCAATGCCACAGCTTTTGAGGAAGGCAAGCGTGCAGTGATACTGCACATCTACAACATGATGAATGAGGAGAAATAAATGTCAGAACAGGTTGCCGAACAGGTAGCCCAGCCAGAAGCAACTCCATCTATGCTGGAAACCCCAGCAGAAGTTGCACAAGGCGGGTCTGGTAACGGTTTCATGGAAATGATACCAGAAGAACTAAGGGAGCATCCAAGCCTTGCACCTATTAAGGATGTGGGCAATCTAGCGCGTTCTTATGTGAATGCACAAAGACTGATTGGGTCAGATAAAGTTCCGTTGCCAGCTAATCCTACAGATGAAGATTTGGACAACATTTATTCAAAGCTTGGCAGACCAGAAGAAGCGTCAGGCTATGAGATTGCTACTGATGGGAACATCATTACAGAGGAAGTTGCCTCTGCTTATGCTGATGTGGCTCACAAGCTACGCCTAACACCAGAGCAAGCCAATGGTATCCTTGAGTATTACAAGGGCAGCATTGGTCAGACTGAAGAGCAAATGCAGCAATTGGCAGAGCAGCAAGCTGAAGAAACCACTGCTGAACTGCGGCGCGAATGGGGAAGGGCGTTTGAAGACAAGGTTGCTCTAGCTAAAGATGTAGTCGATCAGTTTGCTGGGAATGAAATCCTGCAAATGCGCCTTGAAGATGGCACAATGATTGGCAATCACCCCGCCTTTATCAAGGCTTTTGCTGCAATCGGTGATTTTAAGTCCACAGTGACCAGCGAAGATACGATTAGTGATGGCGCAGTTAATCGTCAGTTTACGCCAGCACAGGCGCAAGCAGAGGTTGATGCTATGATGAATGATAAAAGTCATGCGTATTGGGATAGAAAAAACCCTGTAGCGCGTGATCGTGCGGTAGCCCGTATGCAAGAATTAATGGCGATGATACATGAGTGATAACGAAAGTGCATTATCCCCATTGGAAATTAGACTAGAATGCCTTAGAATGGCAGTCGAGTTTGGTACTCAACGTGATGTTTTAAACCCAGTAGAACTGGCAGATAAGTATTACGATTGGGTAGTAAAAGAGGGTAGCGGAGCAATCCGTCCTCAAGACCATCGGAAAGACGATAGCCATAGGTCGGCTCAAAAGACTAGGAGTGTCCGAACTGTCGGGTAGCACGCTGCAAAGTTCAAATGTAACCTGTAGACAAAAAGGAGTGACGATATGTCAACTCAAGTAACTACAGCATTTGTGCAACAGTATTCTGCTAACGTGCAGATGCTTTCACAGCAGATGGGTTCTCGTCTGCGTGATGCAGTGCGTGTTGAGAATGTTGTCGGCAAAAATGCTTTTTTTGACCAAGTGGGTGCAGCTACAGCGCAATTGCGTACTACACGCCACGCCGATACCCCGCAAATCGATACACCACACGCTCGCCGCCGTGTGTCTCTTGCGGATTATGAGTACGCTGACCTGATTGATGACCAAGACAAGGTTCGTATGTTGATTGACCCTACCAGTGCATATGCAATGGCAGCGGCAGCAGCTATGGGTCGTGCAATGGATGATGTTATCATCTCTGCTGCAACAGGCACATCGTTCACAGGTGAGACTGGCTCAACATCAACAGCCTTGCCAGCCGGTCAGAAGATTGCTTCTGGCAGTGCAGACATGACTGTTGCAAAGCTGCGTGAAGCCAAGAAAATCCTTGACCTTTCTGACGTTGACCCATCAATCCCGCGTTACATTGCGGTGGGGCCAAACCAGATTGAGGCATTGCTTGGTGACACAAACGTAACCTCAAGCGACTTCAACACTGTGAAGGCACTTGTCCAAGGTGAAGTAAATCAGTTTATGGGTTTCAACTTCATCATGACAAACCGCCTTGCGATCTCAGGCAGCACTCGTTCATGCTTTGCATGGGCTGAAGATGGCCTAGCGATTGGTGTAGGCAAAGATGGTAATGCGCGGATTGATGAGCGTGCCGATAAAGGCTACGCAACTCAGGTCTACTACTGCATGAGCATTGGTGCTACACGCATGGAAGAAAACAAAGTCGTTCAAATCGATTGTGATGAATAGGAGATTGAAGAATGGCTACTGTATATTCCGTACAAAAGACTAACTGGAACCAAACAGTTCCAGCGGTCAACAACAAGACCAATGAAATGGGCGGTCGTGTTCGTATCGCTCATGGCGTTTATGAGGCATCTTCCCTCGCATCAGGTGACGTTATTGAGATGTTTAACATCCCAAATGGCGCACGCTTGATCGAAGGTTCGCTGGCTCACGATGCTCTTGGTGGCTCAACAACTTTGTCTGTAGGCTATGCAGCCCACACTGACAGCAGCGGTTCAGCCGTTGCTGCGGCAGCGGCAGCATACAAAGCAGCAGCAGCTTCAACAGGCGCACAGAAGGTAGACATTCTTGCTACTCTCGCGCTTGGTTCTGGAACTGTTGTAGATGCAGACAAAGATGGCTTGCCAGTTTCCGTCACAATGGGCGGTGCTGCTGGTACAGGCACAATTGAAGTCACAATCAAGTGGGTTCTCGACTGATTTGGTTGGGGCGGCTTCTGTCGCCCCTTCCTTCCTATTAGGAGTTTGCCATGCCGTCTGTTGTTGATATTTGTAACGAAGCTATGGATTTGCTAGGTGCGGCAACCATTACCTCACTAACCGAAAATTCAAAAGAAGCGCGACTATGCAACCGCAAGTTCGATACAGTGCGAGATGCAGTGTTACGCGCACATCCTTGGAATGTGGCTATTTCTAGGGCAGCATTAGCTGCTAACAGCACAGCCCCAGCATTCGGGTTTACCTATCAGTTTCCACTACCGACTGATCCTTATTGTTTGCGTGTCCTGTCTTTTTGGAACTCAAACGTAAATAACGAACTTGCTGCATATGACAGCAACATCATGTTTAAAATTGAAGGACGCAGCATTCTTAGTAATGAGAATGATTGCCGGATTGTTTACATATCCCGCGTCACGGACACGGAACAGTTTGATCCTTTGTTATCGACTACTATAGCGCACAGGCTTGCGGCTGACACAGCATATGCGATTACTGGCAGTAACAGTGTTTCGCAGCAGATGTTTGCGCTTTATGAGAGCCGGTTGAAAGAAGCGAAGGGCGTGGATTCTATGGAAGGCTTCCCAGAGCAACCAGTAGCGGATTATTTTATCGACATCAGGTATTAAGATATGGCGCGTATATCCAGCATTATTACGAACTTCCGCGCTGGTGCTATATCGCCGCGTCTTGAAGGCCGCATCGATCTTGAGAAGTACAATCAAGCTGCAAAGACATTGCAAAATATGCTTGTGTTTCCGCAAGGTGGTGTAACCAGAAGACCTGGAACATACTACGCTGCAACATCAAAGGACGGTGGCAAAGTAAAGCTAATCGACTTTGAATTCAGTGATGAGCAAGCTTATATTCTTGAGTTTGGTGCTAATTATATTCGTGTAATTAAAGATGGCGCACTGGTAACGGAAACAGTTAAGTCTATTACTGCTGTAACGCAAGCCAACCCTGCC